AACTACTCCAGGTGGATGTAAAGTTGCAACATTTACAGTTTCTGGGACATTGACAGTTTCATAAAAATAGATATATTGTTTTTATGGTGGTAAAAGAAAGAATATGAATTTAACAAATTATTACTGGTATTTTCAAAGTGCAATACCTGAACGTATTTGTGATGACATTGTACGATATGGAAAATCATTACAAGATCAAATGGCAGTTACTGGAGGATACGGTGATAAAAAATTAAATCAAACAGAAGTTAAAGACTTAAAAAAGAAAAGAGATTCTAATGTTGTTTGGATGGATGACAGATGGATTTATAAAGAAATACAGCCATATATTAATTTAGCAAATGTAAATGCAGGTTGGAATTTTGAATGGAGTTGGTCTGAGGCATGTCAATTTACAAAATATGAAAAAGGACAATTTTATGATTGGCATTGTGATAGTTGGGATAAACCATATATAAGAGAAAACCCTAATGCTGCAGATCACGGTAAAATTAGAAAGTTATCTGTAACAGTTACATTATCAGATCCAAAAGAATATACAGGTGGTGAATTAGAATTTGACCTTAGAAATAATGATCCAGATAAAAAATCAAATATACACAAGTGTAAAGAAATATTACCAAAAGGATCTTTAGTTGTGTTTCCTGGTTTTGTTTGGCACAGAGTATGTCCTGTTAAAAAAGGTTCAAGGCATAGTTTAGTAATTTGGAATCTGGGATGGCCATATAAATGAGCATGACTTTTCCAAAAAAATTAAATTTAGAAGAATATTTTAAATGTCCTATATGGTGGGCAGATCAACCTAAGTTTGTAAATAAATTAAATAAAGCATCAGATTCTTATATTGAAGCATCGAAGAAAAATTTAAAAGAAACAATAGATAATAGAAATAAAAAATTTGGAAATAAAGAAGATATGGGTCATGTATTTCATTCAACAACATTAATAGGTGATCCAAAATTTAAAGATCTACAAAATTATATAGGGGCTACCTCATATAATTTATTAGGTGAAATGGGTTTTGATTTAACAAATTATTCTTTATTTGTAACAGAAATGTGGGTGCAAGAATTTGCTAAGAAAGGTGGAGGACACCATACATTACATACACACTGGAATGGACACATATCTGGATTTTATTTTTTAAAAGCAAGTGAGGCTACCTCTATGCCATTATTTGAAGATCCAAGACCTGGTAATGTTATGAATCTTTTACCAGAAAAAGATAGATCTAAAATAACATACGCATCTTCACAAATTAATTATCAAGTAAAACCAGGAAGAATGATGTTTTTTCCATCGTACATGCCTCATCAATATTCTGTTGACATAGGATATGAGCCATTTAGGTTTATACATTGGAACTGTCAAGCAATACCTAATAGTGTTCTAAATGCAAAATAAAGATATGAAAAAAGCTGTAATAAAAACCATATTAGAAAGTAGTTCTGTAAAAAATAAACCAAACTTTATAGATAATTTTATAAAATCTAAAATGCAACTGAAAGGAAAAAATGTCATTAAAAAAATCGGCGTTCCAAAAAAATAAATATAGTATTTTAAAGTCTGCTATATCAAGAGAAATGGCAGATTTTTGTTTTGCATATTTTTTAAACAAAAGAAAAGTTGCAAGATTTTTATTTGATCAAAAATACATATCACCTTTTACAGAATATTGGGGTGTATGGAACGATGAACAAGTTCCTAATACATATTCACATTATGGAGATATTGTTATGGAAACTTTATTACAAAAAGTAAAGCCTGTTATGGAAAAACATACAGGATTAAAATTATCAGAAACATATTCTTATGCTAGAATTTATAAAAAAGGAGATATACTAGCTAGACATAAAGATAGATATTCTTGTGAAATATCTACAACTTTAAATCTTGGAGGTGACTCTTGGCCAATATATTTAGATCCAACAGGTAAAACAAGTCAAGCTGGTATTAAAGTAGATTTAAAACCAGGTGATATGTTAATATACTCAGGATGTGATCTTGAGCATTGGCGAGAAGAGTTTACTGGCGAAGATTGTGGACAAGTTTTTTTACATTACAACAAAGCAAACTCAAAAACAGCTAAACAAAATCAATATGATACAAGACCTTTTTTAGGGTTGCCTGGATGGTATAAAGGCTTTAAATTACCTAAATAATATTGTATATAATAATTTGGCGGGAGATCTCCACCACACCATCTCCTGCCTAATTATTAAGGATTTTGTATGTTACAAAAAGTAAAATTTGCACCAGGATTTAATAAACAAGTTACCGATACTGGAGGTGAAAACCAATGGGTTGCAGGTGATAATGTTAGATTTAGATATGGCACGCCTGAAAAAATAGGTGGTTGGGCTCAACTAGGTTCTGTAGAATTAACTGGTCGTAACACAGCTATTCATCATTTTGTCAACGCTTCAGGTATCAAGTATGCAGCACTAGGAACTAGTAGTATTTTATATGCATATTCTGGTGGTATTTTTTATGACATACATCCGATTAAATCTACTACAACTTTAACAAGTGCATTTTCTACAACTAATGGATCTGCGACTGTAACCATAACTTTTGCATCAGCACACAACATGAATAAAGGTGATATTATTTTATTGGATAATTTTTCATCTATAACTAATTCTAATTTTTCATCTAGTGATTTTGATGATACAAAATTTATGATAGCTTCAATACCAACTGATACCACATTAACTATTACTATGGGTTCTAATGAATCTGGATCAGGTGCGTCTACGTCTGGTGGAATTAGGGTGCAACATTATTATCCAGTAGGACCAGCTGTTGAAACTGCTACAACAGGTTGGGGTCTTGGATCATGGGGTGGTCAACAACAAGGACAGTTTACATCAACATTGTCATCAGGAATTAATGCAAGCGTAACATCATTAACAATGGCAAGTTCAACATCTTTTCCATCTTCAGGAACAGTTATTATAGGAACAGAATTAATTACATACACAGGAAATAGTGGTGGAACTTTATCAGGTTTAACTAGGGGTGCTAATGGTACAACAGCTGCAACACACTCATCAGGAGCGGTGGTAACAGATGCATCAAACTTTTTTGCATGGAACGCTGCAGCATCTGGAGATATTGTAACAGCACCAGGTTTATGGTCGTTAGATAATTTTGGTAATAAACTTATTGCAACCATATTTGGTGGAGAAACATTTGAATGGGATTCTGATCCTACGGGTGCAACATCAACTAGAGCAACTATACTTGCAAATGCACCAACCGCATCTTCATTTAGTTTGGTATCAGCACCGGATAGACACTTAATATTTTTTGGAACAGAAACAACAGTAGGCTCATCAGGTACAAGAGATGAAATGTTTATAAGATTTTCTGATCAAGAAAATATTGATGGCAGTGATGCTTATTCACCTAGTGCAACTAATACTGCTGGTACACAAAGACTTGCAGATGGATCTAAAATTGTAGGAGCGATCAGAGGTCGTGATGCAATTTATGTTTGGACCGATACTGCATTATTTATTATGAGATTTGTAGGTGCGCCTTTTACTTTCTCTTTTCAACAAGTTGGTACAAACTGTGGACTGATAGGTAAGAACGCAGCTGTGGAAGTTGATGGTTCTGCATATTGGATGTCAGAAAATGGTTTCTTTAGATATACTGGTAAATTAGAATCACTACCGTGTTTAGTTGAAGATTTTGTTTATGACGATATTAATACAATTCCTAAACAACATATTAATGCAGGTCTTAATAATTTGTTTGGTGAAGTTATGTGGTTTTATCCTAGTTCTTCATCTAGCACAGTTAATAGAATGGTGTGTTACAATTATCTTGACTCAACACCCGATCGGCCAGTTTGGACTACAGGTACATTAGCTAGAACTGCTTGGCAAGATTCTGCTGTATTTGGTAAACCTCACGCATCAGAATATGATACAAGTTCTAATGGTACATCTGGCTCTTCTACATTTGTACAAGGTAACGTAGATGGTGTTAGTTATTATTATGAACACGAAAAAGGATTAGATCAAATACGAGAAGGTTCAACTTCATCTATTACTGCTAGTATTGAATCTGGAGACTTTGATATAGGTCGACAAGGTTTAGATGGCGATGGTGAATTTATAATGAAGATAAGAAGAGTGTTGCCAGACTTTTTAGCACAAACAGGTGATACAAGAATTACATTAAATTTAAGAGACTTTCCAAATGATACGGAAGTTAGCTCATCACTTGGACCATTTACTATAACATCTAGCACACAAAAAATAGATACACGTGCAAGAGCAAGATCTATATCTTTAAAAATAGACAACACAAGCACTAGTCAGTTTTGGAAAGTTGGAACTTTTAGAATTGACTATCAACCAGACGGGAGAAGATAATGGCAAGAATTGTACAATCACTAACACAACCTTTAGAAGACTACGATCAACAAGTGCAACAATCATTTGTTAGAGATGTAGACAGTATAGTACAAAAATTAAA